CTATCAAATCAACGTTCCAAGCTCCGCCAGCTGTTCTGCTCGTGATGATACCTTCTGAGCCTGGCTTAACAGGTCTATCAGTGTCATATTGCTGTGATTGACTATTGTTCAGTATCTTGACTTTGTCTCCTTCTTGCATGGTTTAGATTGTTGTATAGATTGAACTGTTTTTGTTTGCCTCCCAACACTCCACCTTAACTACTTTAACACGGCCGCCATCAGTCTTGCTGAGAACATCATTCATTTTATCAAACGTCAACTTTGCTGCTGACTCAGCACCAATTGGTGACATGACTACCAGCTTGCAGACTCCCTCAATAGCAGCAGATTGGAAAAAGTCTAAGTAAGGATCATCATCTTCAATTAACAAAGTGTGGTCCCACATTTCAGACATCCAGTCCTTTATGCCATTGCCAACTGGTTTGCTTTTAAAACCACCGTAATCCATTATCCAGTTCATTTCATTAAGCTGCTTATTAACGTCCTGCTCTACAGACTCAAACCATACTTTAAACTTTAACGCATAACCGTGAAGCAATTGGCAGTGGCTGTGAGCTGCTTTATGCTGCCTGATAGCTACCGAGTAATCATCAAACATCTTAGTTGATTGGTATTTTCCTTTGACATTACCCTTGTACATTTCTTCTTCCCAAGTACTCATGTTATTTAGTTTGATTAGTTGAACTTATATATGAAGCGGTTCTATTTGCAGGGTTTTTTCTTTCTTTTTTCTTCTGCTTAAAGTAAGTATGTCTGACCTTTTTATAGTACTCTTCAGTCACCTGTGCTTCAACGCCTTTTTTGTCTGATACCCAGAATATAAATCCGTTACCTGTTGTCCAAAAACTTCTACCATCAGTTAGTGTTCTCTTCTCGCTCATTTGTTTGTTTATTAGATTGTTGATTAAAAATTGTGAATGCCATTAAAGCTAAAATAATTGACTCTATCAATATCATCCCAAAACTCCATTCAAGTGGATTCCATTGCAGGAATACAAAACCTGATGACAGCCAAAGCCAAAATATCATGAATATGAAAAACAGTATTTTTTCGTAGAGTTTCATATTAGTTGATTTTATAGCTTAGTTCATTAACATCTTCAATTAGATGGCTTATTCTGTTTTCCAAGGACTCTATATGCTTTGTCAAAGCAATATTACCTTCTATACCTAATTGTTTTGATTTCTCTAGAAGTCTTTCATTATCTTTCTTTTCTAATTCTGATTCATACTGCAATCTGAAACTCCTTAACTCATCATAATAAGCTTCAAATCCCTCAGTATCTTCTATATCCCATATAGGATCAGACTTCCATTGTTCCTTCAGCTCTTCTATTTTCTTTGTTGAAATTGCCATTATGTTAGTCTTAAAGTTTCTGATTTCTTTTTATCGTTTACCCCTTGCATAATATCAAAACCATCACCTGATTTCTCACCTGCATTAAAGGCGCTGATGTCAGCGTTCAAACTTTTACTTGAACTCCTTAGGCTTAATCCTAGGCTATCAAATCCGTTCTTAACTGCTTTGTTCTTTTCATATATGATTAAGCCTTGTTGGCTATTCGCTCTTTGCTCTTTTCGCTCCTTGTACATCTTAGTCATTTTACTTGAGACTCTTATTAGAAACCCCTTTATAAATGACGCTGTCAAAGTTTTTGTATGAGCTCCTTTCTCTCTTCTCAACAACTTAAATTCATCACTCTTTACATAGTCACTTTTCGCTTTCAAAACAGAACTTGTGATTAGCTTATAAAAGTAGATACAAAGCTCAACATCTTGTTCATAACCATAAAAGAATATTTCCTGCTTAGGAACGTAATATGTTTCACAATCAAACAGCCTTGCCAAAGCTCTGTAGAAAAATGCTAAATCAAAACCTGTCTTGGTAAGTGGTTCACTTTTCAATATAAGCTTTTCGCCTTTCAAAGCATCATCAATATCTTTCTGGTCAATAAAGTATTGATCCATTAATTCTTTAGCTTTTGAAAGAGCTGTGATCGCTTCTTGCTCGCTTGCGCCGTTAGCTGTGGTCTTTTGCAGTAGAGCTGTAATTTTTGATTTGATTCGTTCCTTGTTCATTACTTTGTTGTTTTTGTTCTATGCGAATATATGTTCTTTTATACTTACTGCAAAAAGTTTTGCGGTTTATTTTTCAACTTTAATTCTTTTTTCAGTACAGAACAGATCAAAGTTCTTAATAATTATTTCAGTGTGTCGCTGCAAAAAAGACTTGGCTTCATCCAATGATTCAAATTCAACTTTGAGTAAAATCCACTTAAAAGGGCAATTCTGATCAGCTTTGTCGTTCACAACTGATAGAGATATTTTAAACGGTTTTCTATCACCTATTGTACCAACTTCTAATCGCTTCAACTTAATTATGTGAGTATCTTGTTGGAAGCTTGCGTATCTACCCGTGGCTTTATCTGTTCTGAATTGAAATTTGCGTGGTTTCATTTTTTATTAGATCTTCTTTGGTTAATTTTGTGTGATAGCTTATGCTAACTATCTGATCTGCCAGCAGCCTCTTGAACTCTGAGTCTTTAGCTGACTTCTTAATTGGATTCATATTAAGCTTTTATCCAAGTTGTGATAAGAACAACTCTTCTATTCTGAAATTCCTCAATCTCTAAGCTATATGGATTCACTTGAACAGCTGTCAGGTTTGTCTCGGCTATTATATTACCCTCAATCTTTTTAGATTTAACCTCTAACTGCTTTCTGTTGATAGCTCCACCTCTGGAGTCATAACCTTTATTAGTTATAAATCTAAATTTCCCGCTATTTGGCTCCGCTTCAATGTTCACATTTAAACTATCATTACCTTCCCAATCAGTACCCATACCAGTCTTGCTGTAAGAAACCTTAGTAATTGATAAACCTTGATTATTAAGACTTTTTTCCAATGCTGGTAGCTCCGCTTCTAACGCTGTTAAGCTTGCAGTCAAACGAGCCAAGTTCAAATCAATCTGCTGCTTTTTAGCGGCAGCGCCTAATGTTGCGTTTTCAACTCTTTTTGCTAAATCTAGTACTGTGTTTAAATCTTTCATCTTGTTTGTTTTTGTTGTTCAAAGCAAATATATGGCCTTTTATACTTCCTGCAAAACTTTTTGTGATTTATTTTGGAGCAAAGTGGATCAATTTAGATTCTCGCTTTTTTATTGAGCCTACCTTAAGTGGATTAAATTGCTGGTTTGCTGATTTGTTCCACTTATACGACAGAATAAAGAAACAGTTGATTCCTTATTGGATAAATAACTAAATAGCTGAATCAATATAACCGTTCACACTTCCGATAGTAGTTAATGGAGTAAAGGGTAGTGAGCCTGTAGACCTACTACTATGCTCTTAGACCAGTAATAGATAGCTCTAAGACTGTGACATAGCAGTAAATGGAGTAATATCCAACGAAACTAATGTTAGTATATAAGTGTATCAGTATATTAATCCACTTACATACAGTATATGCTCTTATACAAATTAGCTATTTTACTCCATTGAATCCGTCCTAGGTACTATTACGACTGACCTTAGAGCATAGTAGTAACGTAATGAAGCTCCTATTTTTACTCTTTTACTACCTTATTCGGTACGTTGAGCCCTTGCTATTGCTGACGATAAGTACTTCTGTGAGCCTTACTTAATTACTGGTTAATTAATTGGATAGTTATATTGGTGGGCTGATTCCTTTTAACTAATAACACAACGCCAGTCTTAATGCGTGCTGAGTCTATTATTAGATTAGTTGATCAGTTAGTCCTGTGCCTTTAGCCGCAAGGTGTATAATTAATTAGATCATTGCGTTAGATTGTACGTGCCAGAGAGCGTCGCTAAGAGTCCCAACGCTGCAAGGTGTATGCATTATATATTTCTTTAGTTACTTTGCAGGAAATCATATTTTGTCGCAATATGTTGCGCGGTGCAAGATTCAGGCAGTCAACATACTTTTGAACCTTGTTATGCAGGTTGTCATATTTTTCTTATTTTTGCTTTATAACAAAATAGCAGAACCTGCTGTTCAACCAGTAATAGCGGGGTTTGACAAGGTTTCGCAACAAAACATAACAGAACGAATGGCTGAGTTAAGTCTAAAGGAATTCGCGGCAATGTGCCGGACGACGGCAGCTGTCGTCAGAACCAACATACACCGTGGTAAAATAGCATACATCAAAGAAGACAAGATAATTGATACTTCAGACCCCTTAAATGCCGCATTCTTTGAGAAATACACTGAAAAAGCTGAGAAAGAAGATAGGGCTAGAAAAAAGAAGTCTAAAGTTTCTGATGATATTGATGAATTGTATAACGAAGTCGTCAGCAGGGCTAGCGATGAAGTTAAAGAAAAAACCAGACAAAAAGAAAGAAAGCAAAGGGCAAAAAAATCTGCTGCTGAATCCAAAAAGAAAATGGATTGGACTGAAAGAGCTTCGAAAGCTGACACCTTGCTTAAAGAAAGGAAAGCTGAAATTGAGCTGTTGAAGATTGAGAAGATGAATGGTAAGCTGCTACCAATTGATCTAGTTTTTAGGCTGCTTAATATCCACAACAGATCGATCTTCACATCTTTTCAAAGAGATATTGAAAATATAGAAAGTAAATTTTGTGATATACTTGCAGGAGGTGACAGACAAAAGCTTTCAATGATTCACGATGAGGTATCAAAAATATTAGACAATAGCGTATCAGAAGCCAAAGAGATGGCTGAAAAAGATATTGACAACGCGATTGATGAATACGCACAAACAAGATCAAGAGGTGAAAGAAAATAAAGGAATAGAAATCCTAAAAGAAAAAATGTCTGACTATTTGGATAAATGGTACAGGTTCAAAACGATCAAACAAATTCCAAGTCAATGGGTTGAAGAGAATGTGATTCTGACTCGTGAAGTTTCTAGATGGGATGGTAAATATAGTTATGATTTATCACCTTATGCAAAAGAAATAATTGATCACCTGCATCCCTCAAATCCATCAAGAGTTGTATCAGTAATGAAAGGCGCTCAGTCAGGTATTACACAAGGTGTGATTGTACCAGGTATGGCTTGGATAATTGCTGAGCATCCTGACAACTTTTTATTCACGGCATCAGATAAAGATATAGCTAAGAAAACAGTGGTACAGAGATTTGATCCGCTTATGCAGTCAAGTGGTTTAAAATATTTGATTAGACCAAACGTCGTCAGAGCTAAAGGTCAAAGATCTGGTGATACTGATTTTAGCAAAGAATTCGCCGGAGGGAATGCAATTATTGAGGGAACGAACAACGCTGGAAAATTTAGATTTTTTAGTGTTAAGACCGTTTTTATGGATGACTTTGACAACGCTCCAAGGTCAGATAAAAAGGAGGGTTCTATTAGAAAATTGGTTGAGGGTCGTCAAACATCTTATGGTAATATTGCAAAAACTTTTTATGTCAGCACGCCGACAATCACTCAGACATCTAACATCTATGAAATGTACTTGCAGGGTGACCAGCGTAAATGGCACTGGCCTTGCCCAAGTTGTGATGAATGGATCTCAGTTGATTGGCAAATCAAACTTGAAGGTGGTGGTTATGCTGGAATCGTATGGGAGCTTGATGATGATAATAAGTTGATTGAAGAAAGCGTTCATTTCAAATGCCCAGTTTGCGAGCACAAGATCAAACAAACTGAGAAATATGAATTGAATCTAAAAGGGCGATGGATACCAACTGCCACTCCAATTGACAAGTATAATGTCAGCTATTACATGAACTCAATTATAATACCACCAGGTTTTATTGGTTGGGTTGATTTGGTAAAAGAATGGCTTGAAGCTTGCCCGCCTAAAGGCCGAGTCAACACAGATTTACTGAAAGTATTTAACAACGTTAGGTTAGGTTTGCCGTTTGAAGAAAAAGGTGAAGCGCCAAAGATATTGCAGTTAATGAACAACATAGGTGAATATGAAGTTCAAAGGATTCCTGATAATACTTGCTATGATGAAGGGAATGGTGAAATCGCTTTGATTACACTTGCAGCGGATTTAGGTGGTATTATGAATCCTGATCAAAACCAAGAAGATGTTAGAGTTGATTATGAGATAGTGGCTCACACTACAAGCGGCGTCACATATTCAATTGATCAAGGCAGCATAGGTACATTCAAGAAGAAAAGAAAAAAGACAAAGCTGGATGAGAAAAACGAATCAAGTAGAACGAAATATACCTATATGCATGGTGCACCAAATAGTGTCTGGCCAATCTTGAAAAGTATAATTGAAGCTGATTATTTTGGAGAATCAGGAGAAATCTACATGATTAAATTAAGCGTAATTGATACAGGTCATTTCACATCTTACGCAAATCAATTCATCAACTCAGTCAAAGGGAAAAGTGATAATATTATTTACGGGGTGAAAGGTTATGCTAAAGATAAATATAGGCCGATTGATAAAGATACAAAAATCATAAAGAAATCTCAGGAAAGCGTGAATCTTTATATACTGCAAGTTGACCAGATTAAAGATTTGCTTTCAGCTCAAATGAAATTGAGATTAACTGAAGACGGATCTCAACCACCAGGGTTCATGAATTTTCCTAGGCAAGAAAAAGGGAAGTACCAAATGAGAACATTCTTCAAACACTTTGAGAGCGAGGCTAGGAAAGAGGAAAAGAAAGATGGGGTAACTATAGGCTTCAAGTGGGATAAGAAGCATAGTGACGTTGAAAACCACTTTTGGGATACTAGAATTTACAACATCGCGGCTAGAGAAATATATATTGACTTAATAAAAAGAAGCAACCCCAGTAAGTTTAGAAACTTAGACTGGAGTTTATTTTGTGAGAATTTTATTTTGAAGTAATTTAAGCCTCATTATACCTCTTTACTGTATCTTCGTATTTCTTTAAAACTTCTTTCTTATGAAAGCATTTAGATTTTTCTTTACTGAGTTTTTTAATGTTGATTTTGCAGATAGTAATGTATTCAGAAAGACTTCTGCAGTAACTAGGAACTAAAAAGATTTCAACACCTTTTCTAACTGGTCTTTTTTTGTTATACTGTATCATCTCATTAATGTTTTTGTTCAGAACAAATATAAGGCCTTTTATACTTACTGCAAAACTTTTTGCGGTTTTTTATCATATCTAAAAAAAATATTTTTTAAATAAGTATTTTACCATACATTTGTCTACATGATAACCTACACCATTACGCAATACATACAAAATCAAAAAATGCTTCAGGAGAAAATCCTAGCGATTGATGAGTTGATAGACGCTATGCTGCTGAATATGGTTGGTAGTATTGATGAAAGCGGTACCGCATCATTCACACTTGATGACGGTCAAATGAAAATATCAACTGAATACAGAAGCATATCTGATATTGAAAAAGGAATCTGGGCTTTGGAGAGAATGAAGCAAAGATACCTAAGTAATATAAATGGTAGAGTCACTGTTCTTAGAGGTAGATTAAATTACTAGAAAATATATGGGTATTTTTGATTTATTTAGGTCAAGCAAAACAGCGAAAGAAGAAGTTCAGGAAGAGAAAACTCAACCAGAGAACTTATCGCTTGTTGATACCTATGGACCTATAAACAGAAGAGGTATCTACTATGATACTTTTGATGGTGAAAAAACTCCTGGTGAACTAGGTAATATTTATGACACGTTGCCTGATCACTTAGCCTTGAGAATGAGGTCTTATGATATGGAACTTAAAGTTGATATCATAAAAATTATTACCGGAAAATTCTTCAAATGGATTTTAGGCTCTGGTCTAAGTTTTCAAGCTGAACCAAACCAAGAGATATTAAATCTATACGGTGTCAACTTTGATATTGAGGGATTCAAAAAGAAATCAGAAGCCTTGTTTAGACATTATATGGATTCAAAATATAGTGACTACAACAGGAATGACAATTTCCATAAAAAGGTGAAAGACGCTTTAAGAGATTCATTTCTTGGAGGTGACTGCTTATTCATTGCAAGATTTGATGATTACGGACCTAACATTCAAGTGATAGACGGTGAACATATAGTTGACCCTATTGATGATACTGGTAAAGGTAAGGGAAATAAAATCAAAAACGGAGTTGAAATTAATAAGCGTGGTGAGCACGTCGCTTTCTGGATAAAGAAAGAAGGTGATGATTTAGATCTGACTCACGATAGAATTAAAGCTCAGAACAAAGAAGGCGATGATGTCGCTTGGATGCTTTATGGAACTAAGCATAGAATCAACCATACTAGAGGTATCTCAGAGATTTCATCAATACTTGAAAAGACCGCTAAACTTGACAGGTTTACAGAAGCTTCAGTCAGCAAGGCTGAGCAGGTTGCGAATGTACCTTATTTCTTTGAGCATGATGCAAGCAGTACTGGTGAAGATCCTTTAAGTGATTTTTCTAGTAAAAGAACAATAAAAGTAGATGGTGACGACCCTTTTGAGGAAGCAGGTAGGACAGCTGCTAAAGTTACCCAAACAACCAGTAATTCAGTATTCAATCTACCAATAGGAACCACTGTGAAAGGTTTCAATAATGAATCTGAAACGAACTTTGATGTATTTTACAGATCAGTGTTCAATTCACTTTGCGCTGCTATAGATATCCCGCCAGAAGTTGCCTTGCAGTTATATGAGCAAAATTACTCAAGCAGTAGAGCGGCGATTAATACTTGGGAATTCATACTTGAAATAAGAAGAAAGGATTTAGCTGAGAAATCATATAAGAAATTTTATAAACTTTGGTTGAAGTATAACTTCTTAAAAGATAATATTGATTTACCCGGCTACGGTGATGGTGACCATATTTTAAAAGATGCTTTCACCTCCTGCCGCTTCACAGGACGCAGGATGCCTCATATAGATCCGCTTAAAGAGATTAAAGCGATCAGAGAGATGCTTGGTGTGAAAGATCCTCTTATAAGCAGGGAGCAAGCTGCTGAAATGGCGAACGCAGGTGACTGGGAAGCCAATGCTAAAAAATTCCTATCAGAAGATAATGTGATTCCAGAAGATAGAAGAGCTGAAATTAATCCAAAACAAGGTAACAATGCCGGACCAGATAAAAGTAAGGACGCAGAATAAACAAGTTCCGTGGAGTCCAAATAAAAGATTCAAAATAGGTGACACTTGCGTTCACCAAGGTTTCAATTACACGAATATAACAGGTAAAAATAGTGAGCCTGGATCTGGTTCAGATTGGTTTGAGTTACCTACTAAATCTGAAGCCGCTAGAAATGAGATCATAATAAAAGAGAAATCACAATTAATTGGTCCTTTGCAGGGTGATGTAGCTTATGTTCTTGATGGCTTCTTCACGCTAGATGAAGGTGAATTCATAAACTGTCCGGCTGAAAATATAAGTATATATGGCTTTGGTTTTGATGTTTCTGGAGTTGTGAAATCAGTTGCAGGTGAGTCGATATTTAAGAGTGTTGATGGAGGTTCTAAAAACTTAATCTTAAAAGATACAACTTACATTTCAGGAGACGGTGACGTTTTTGACTTGGTTGATGTTGACGGAACTCATGCTATAGAGTACAATGATATCAATTTTGCGGGATGCTCATCACTAGGTAAGATAGATGGTTATAGACAGTTCACTGGAACGACTCTAGGTTTCTATGGTTGTGATGACGGCCTGCTGCTAGATGGTTCTTGGAATGGATTCAAGTTGACTAACACTAATGCTTTTGGCTTTGGGGCTTCAGGTACTTTATTTAAAAAAGGTCCTAATTTAGATTTCAGTAACAGGTTCTACGTTTCTTTAAACATAGATTTTCCGACAGGATCCAAACTTTGTGATTTTGTTGAGGGTAATTTTAATGATAATGATTTATTTCAGATAAATGCCACCACAGCTAAAGTCAACGGAGTGATAGGTGACGAGAACGCCTCAACTCTAGTTCCTAACATCACAGCGAACAATCCTAGATCATTATGGAGCAATAACGTAGGTTTACCTGATACCGCCGCAGAAAAGTTCTCTGACGATGATATAGAAGGCACTTATGATGTTGATTGGTTTAAAGATACTTTCAACTTGCAAATGACTGGCGATGTTGATCTGATTGATAAGAACTTACCTGCGTCAGGAAAAAGTACAAAAGAAATTCAGATTTATTTATCAGATCACCCAGATAATGAGGTTGAAGCTGTACCAACTTTTCCGGCAGCTTGGAATCTAAATAAGGTAGGGACTTATAAGCCAGGTGAAGTAAATAAGATCACTTTAAAGTTCATAAAGACAGGTGTCTACTTTATGAAGATAGATAATTCATTAACTGTTTATCCCGCACCTGATATTCAGAGTCTAGAGCCTACTAGCTTGCTACCTAATAGCACAAAAGAGTTAATAATAAAAGGCTCATTCTTCACTCCAGCCACCGTGGTAAAGATAGAAGGATCAACTGTTCAAAGCCAGAAATTCATCAATAGCGGTCAGATAGAATTAAGTGTTCAAACTCCTTTAGATGAAGGTAATTATGATATATCTATCACTAACGGAACATTGGTTCTTTTTGATGGTATATTGCCGATAGTTCTAGGTACTGTGTATATACCTACTCAGCCAGAATGGGGTGATATTACTGGGTCTTTAGATGTAAGCCAATTAGGAGCGGCTAAATTAGATGTATATAACGAGGTTTCAACGGGTGTTTGGGGCACTCAAATATTTGATATATCTAAAGATTTCAGAGTCGCTTTCAATTTTAAATTTTCGCCATTAGGCGCACCATCAGGGGTTTACAGAGGTCATACTTTACAGCTTTTAGATGTTGTAGATGAATCGATGCAATACAGTATCGCGTTTCAAGGTGGTACTGGTGGTAAAATATTTAACACTTGGAATCCGACCGATTCATGGATAAATGGCGGTGGAGTATTTATTAATAATAAGGTTTCAGATATAGATTTAGTTATAGAATGGTTGGACGGGGCTCTTTATCTTTACATAAATAACTCATTGAATAAAACCTACACCCACGTCTTCGCGAACAATTTAAAATTGAAAGTTAACCTGAAAATTAACGATGTCGTAAATATAAAATACATAGAATTAGATTCTCAATCATAAACATTCAAACATTCAAACATTCAAACATTCAAACACTATGAAGAAACTACTACTTATCTCCGTACTACTACTAACAGGAATTCAATGCCAATCTCAACAAGGGATGGTTTTAATAGATGGTTATCAAGAAGACGATATAACCAAGGTCAATGCTTTTGTTGATAAGGTTGAGAACATCGTTATTCTAGCACCAACTAACAACAGCCAACTGAATTACATAGTGAAGGATGGCGACTTTGAACATAACAAAGAATATGTATTTTGGCTCAGAATTAAAAATTGTGATGACTGCAGGGCTAAAAAAGCAGAGGTGGTTGATTTTGCTATGACTACTAATCAAGCTCAAAGAGACCAACAAGAAGCTTACAAAAGAATCAAAAAACTTAAAAGAGACTAACTATGAAAAATTTTATCCAATTTCTTCTGACTCCAGTTTTCTTCAGAGTCATCAATAAAAAGTATATCAAAATCGAGATTCAATATATAGCTTGGTCAATAGCTTGCTTTTTCATGGCTTACAGATCCGGTGAAACAGTTGAAGCTGGTTACCCTGACAGTTTTCCAGAGGTTCTAAGAACGTTACTCTCTGCAGCTCCATTCTTGTTCATGGTCTTTATAGTTGTAAGAGCTAGGTACTTTCCATCAATTCATTCACTGTTTGATGTACCTGAGAAATGGCCTATTACTAGGTTGAATTTATCTATGCAAAACTGGTTCAGTATGAATATGACTCTAAGGGAATCAAGACTTCAAAGAGAATTGTTGATATGGTTCGAGAAGAAATATGGAGTGAAATACAGAGAGATAAAACCTCATTGGATTCACTTGGCTCAGGTAGCAATTTTAATCGTTCCATCATTAATAGGTTTCTTAATAGCAAGGTGATGAAGTTACTAGAAAAAAGATATAGAATTTATTTGAAAGAACTCCTGAAACACGGAGTTCTTCATTTATTAGGCTTCATTCTTGTTCTGCCTGCTTACTGGATTAGACCTAAAAGTGGTTTCCTGTGGTGGTTTATTTATGACGACAATATGTATGGTTATAGGCATGAAAAATATTGGAAACATTACGGGAAAGAGAAATGGTGGGTTGCTTATATTTGGTTAGCTGTAAGAAATAGCCATTACAATAAAAGGCTAGCTGATAAACCTGAACCTGGTCCAGATGAGAATGTGGTTGTATATGAAAATAGATACGATTTCACACCACCTGAAGGCAAAGATGTTAAACAGCTAGGAATGGAATTTAGAAACTTTGAAAAACCAGGAAAACAGTTTGCTGAATATTCTAGAAACGGAAAATTGTATTTCAGATGGAGTGAAGCAGGTGAGGTTTACTATTTATTTGGTTTCATCAAATTGTACAGATCTATGATGTTTGGTTACAGTAATAAAAGAACAGTTAGCAAAGTCAGGCATAGAACTATAAAGGAACACAAAAGACTTCTATCTATTAGTTAAATTATCTAAACAAAACCACGACTAACCAGTTAAAATTGTTATTTTTAGGAAATATCCGAATTACTAACCCCCGGAAATCGAAGTGAGATGTTTAAGAATTTTGCCTTTGAGTTTGAAGATGAGGTCTTGCTCGCTTTATGCTTATTGAGCTACATCCTGAATATGGTGATACAGAAAAAAGATGACAACATAAATGTTCAACTATTTGATTGGTTGTCAAATTTTGCATCAACTTTAATCTGGCCTGTTGTAGCTTATTATACCAGTATCAAATGGCTAAACATAGGCTTTCGAATGACTCTAACCATTGTTATCACAATGATGGCTCCTGATATCACAAAAATGTTAGTTGATAAGAACTTTAGGAAACAAATTTTGACAGCCCTAGGTGATTACATGGTGGGTATGTTGAAGAAAAATAAAAATGACAATTATGAATGATCTTGCTTTAATCCATAAATTGACCTTATGCGTCTATTTATTTTTTGGTTGGCTTCTTATAGCTTATTCGATAATAGTTTTCAAGCAGCGTAAAGTGAACTTAGAAAGGAGGACCGCGGTGTCGGGTTTATTCTTCTTTTTTGGTGGAGCTTTCTGTTTCGCCGCTGGAAGAATAATCACAGGTGGTGCTGAGCTTTATATGTATTTGATCCTGATCTTCTGCTCGTTTGTGATCTATTTTGCAACGAAACAGGTGATATTAATATATAGATTGAACAAATCATTAACGCAAAAAGAAAAAGATGAGCAGAGCTAAAAAAATAAAATACATAGTAATTCACACGACAGCTGGTTTCGCTTCAGGTATGGCTGTAGATAATTACTTCAAAAGGCCTTTTTCTCAAGGTGGCAGAGGCTGGAGAGTCGGCGGCTACCATAGGATTGTTGAGAGAAACGGAGCTATATTTGAAGCTTATGATTTCAGCAGGATCACGAATGGAGTTGCAGGGTTCAATGATGAATGTATTCATATTTCATTTGTAGGCGGCGTGAATAGAGAGAAATCGAAAAGAGGTATTTATGTGGCTGAAGATACAAGAACTTTTGATCAGAAAGTTGGTATAGAAAAATGCATCATAGAGGCAATAGATTGGCTGAAGAAAAACGGTAAAGACATCACTAGAGATTTGATGATAATTGGTCACAGAGACTTTTCAGACGATAGAAATTCTGACGGTATCATAAGCTCAAATGAGAGAATAAAAGAATGCCCTTGTTTTGATGCTATAAAAGAATATAACGGCTTGTACGGCGCAACGAACTCAACTCAAATTTTACCTAAAAATAGAAAATAATTATGAAAAAAGAAATTTTAATTAAAGCAGGAATATTCACTTTGGTTTTCTTAGCTGTGGTAGGAGCTTTTCAGTTAGCTATAGGTTTCTATGAATTCTTGACTGGAACCAATCCAATCTGTCAATGCAAGTAAATTGGTTTAAATTAACGCCTTGGATCATATCAATAATTTTATTGGTATTACTGCTTTTCAAAAGTTGTGGTAAATCTGAACAAGAGATCAAAGTAAAAGTACCTGAAGTTTCAGGAAAATTTGAAGGTCAGAAACCAGAGGAAATAGGAGCACCTGAAATAGAATACATTGTTCAATTCAAAGACAGGGAAATTAAAATCAAGAACCCTGTTAATGATTCTCTTTTAGCTGCATACAAAAACCTTGAGAAGAAATACGAATCTGATTCACTTGAACTTGAAAGGCTGAGGATGTACGTTGACGCTATTCAGATAAGACAATTTAAGAATCATTTTGAAGATGAATATATCAGTTTAGATGTATTTTCAGAAGCCCAAGGATACGTCAAAGACGTTCGTATAGACTACACTTTAAAGGAGCGCGAAATAACTCACCAGCTTGAATCATCAACCCTGCGGCTCCTGCTAGGTGCTCAACTAGGCTTTAATCAAGACTTCAATTCGTTTCCATACAAATTGGACGTAGGTTTTCAGAATTCAAAAGGTCACATAATAGAGGGCTCTTATATGAGGCTTGATGCAGAGAATTACTTTTTATTTGGTAGTAAAATATCTCTTTTTAAATTGAAGTAGAAAAATGAAATTATTTTATTTTCAATATTTTATAATCTTTTAAGATAAAATATATATATTTGTCCTATGGACTACAAGTTAGCAAAAGAAATATACGGTAATCAGGTCTGGATGGTGGACCCGATAACACTGTCATCTATGTGGCAGATGTTGTGCGATTTCCAGAATGGAGTCAAGTATGAATTTGAAGGAGATCCATCAAACTCAACTTTCTTAGTCCAATCAGATAACGCTCAGAAGATATACAGAAGCAGGGATTTAAGTCACCAATCTGAAGACTCTGAGTTG